AGGCGGTAGACGTTGACGATGGTGTTGATGCTGACCATCGAAAACAGACTGAACCATTGCCAATCCATTAGGCTTTCCTCCGAAGGCTAGAGAGTGCTGACATAAGGCCCCTGCCCATTTCACTAGGTGAAGGCAGTAGCCATCCCAGGATCAGCGCAATGATGACCCAGGGTGGTATGTCAGTGTTCTTGATGTTGATGCTTTCGACGTCTCGGGTTTGGACCGTGTCTTCGATCTCAGTAACCTCGATGTCGCCGTCTTCTGTTCTTATGTTCGACTGGTCGTTCACCACTTGCTGATTGGCTTCCTTGGCAAGCTGAGTGCCGACAGCGGTCACAGACGGACCACCACCGCCAGGCATGAGCCAGCCAGGGATGCCAGAACAGGATGCAAGGGTGAAACTCAGGACGACCAGGACTATGGCCCTAATAGTCATCCTTCCGTGTTGCCACAGCTGATGACTTGGTGACCTGGGCTGTAGAGAAACCAAAGTAGGCCCCGACCAGGGCACTGAGGGATCCATACATCATCATTAGCACAGCGTCGGCCTCAGCCATCCTGGCGGGGTCTATAAGAACTGCGACGGTAGACACAATCATCATACCCAGAGCAGTCCAGGCCATCCGTCGTTTGTTCTTTTGATACGTGTGTTTGTCGGGGATCATCTCGTTCATAACTGGATGTATCCTTTCATTTGTAACCAGAAGCCAAACCCACCGACCACCGTGATGATGATCAGTAAGATCGCAGCAATGGTCATTACTAGCTCACGCTGTTCCTCAGCCTCGATGGCTGCTTGTTTTTGAGCTTCCTTGCGCTGGGCAATAACCTCTCGCCGAATCTTGAGTAGATCCTGGTAGGCACTGAAGCCCTTAGTGTTGACGATAAACTCCCTAAGTTCAGCTTCAGCTGTCTTGGCGTTCTGGGCCTGAGTCCAGGTCACCATAGCTTCTTCATTGGCACTGGCGAACATGCCGTTCTTCTTCTTAGCGTGTGCTTTCTTGGCACTGTCAGTAGCATCGAAGAACCCTGCGATCTCTTTGGACAGGTTGTGCAGCTGCTTACCCGCAGCCACTCCAGTCTTGATCGCCGCCAACGCTGTTAGCGGATCCATTGAATACTCCTAAGGTCTGCTCTCCTTAGGATTTAATCTGATGACGCCATTCTCTCGACAGCATCACGTATTGCTTTGATGTTTTCGTCAATACGCGCCAGTGAGACTTGTTGAGACTGCACAACAGCCTCTAGTTCACTAACGGTAATCTCAAGAACCATGATGTCTTGCATGTTCCGCTCGATGTCTGACATCATCATGCTTACAGTCCAAACTATGGCACCCGCTTGTATAAATAGTCCGAAGATTACTTGCAGCGGCACTGACTTAGATAGGTGCCATGTGTTTTCCTTGTCGGTCATCTAGGTCACCTATGGTTTCGTGGGCCACGTTACGTTGTGTGGAAACCCTTCTTGATCTGTGATGTTCAGTAAGTCAGTGCGATACTGTGACCAAGCGTTTTGCTGTTCTGTGGTCATGTCTGCCCAACGCAGTGGATTAGATACAATAGGGTCTACTTCTTGTGCTAGTAACATATCACGTTGACCACGAACCTCTGCTGCTGCCTGTGCATCTAGTTCTTCCTGTGTAGGTGGAACGTATGCTGCGATGTTAGAGCCAAGGATTGCTTTGACCGCTGCGTTATCAACAGTCATGTCGGTGTCATCATCACGCAGTGTGTAAGGTATCCAACCGTATTTTGGATGTTTTATCTCACAGTCAATGTTTCCATCTGCGTCAATGTAAGATGCATTACGGGCTTGTGTAATTCTTACTGGAGCAGTCATATTAAGAAATCCTTACAAATAATGTTTGTCTACCTCTGTTTGAGGTAGGGCCATAATACTGCCTACCCATTGCCCTCCATGTCCCTGAAAGGGCACTGCCGCCTTTAGTCGTACTAGCGGCATCGGTTGCGTCCGATGTATATGCATTTGAGTTTAAGCCTGAAGGCAATAAACTAGAACCCGCAATAGTAGAATTTTCAGTAAATCCTAAAATTACCCCAAGACAAAACGCATAAGAGCCAACATCTCCAAAGTCTGTAGCAGCCCCTACACCTGAACTATCAAAGTTATCATCACCTCTAATTACACTAGCCATATCATTCCACCGTTACGTTAGGGATGGGCTGCACCGCTGTTAGTTCATCAGGCGTTGTTGCTGCATCAATGTCTGCATGTGCTGGTGCATCACGTAGTGCCTGTTTCTGCGCTACGATTGCTGTAGTGTCTGCACCTGTTTCTTGTGCTTTCATAAACGCCGTGTCTAGCTTGGCTAGTTCAGGCTCACGTGCTTGACGTATCTTGTCACGCCAGATGTCTTTGGCTGCATCCATGTTGACACTGATTATGCCATCTTCAGGGTTAGCCCCTGCTGTCCATGCCTCACGAAACGTGCGTTCAGTTGGTATTGTGTAGTCTGCCGCATTATAGGATGTGGCACCTATTTTGATGTACGTTGTCATATGTTTATCCTTGCCCAAACAAAGCGTGATTATCGTACCCATCTGTATAGGCACTGAAGTTATACAGAAGCACTCTTAGCGGATATTGCGATGTTGTTTTGGTATCTAAATAATATTGAGTACAAACCGCCCACTGTGAGGCTGCGATTGCTGCACATCCATAATTGTTTGAACTCATATTGGTATCAAAGTTGATCTTGAAGTTACCTGTTCCACTGTCAGTGATTGAACTTACATTCTTGTCACCATTAATGGTTACTGGGTCACCATCAAAATTAACAAAAGCTGACATGAATATCTTTTCGTTGCCGTTGATGTCTTGGTAATTTGTGACCTTTAGTGTACTCATGCTGCCATCTCCCATGCATTTCTAAACGTCCTGTCAGATGGCACCTGATCGACTGTTACTATTTTAAACATTGGACGGTTGTGTTGTTCTGCCCAGCATTTGCGTGGCAAGTCTTTCATAATCAGATATTCTAATGCCTCTCGCTCAGTTAGCGGCCCAATGCGTGGGGCTGTATACTGTGCTGCAAGTTTCTCTGGGTCATGTTTGAACTCACTGTGGCGACCCTCTGCGATAGCTTGCTGTTCGTCATCCTGTAGTTCCCAATAGACGCTAATAGGGGGCAAGTTGCCCTCCATCGCTTCTTTCATCCAACGGTCACTAGGTACTAAAACTTTCGTGGGTTCATCTAGTCTGTCTGGGTCATCAAATATTACACGGTACTGGGTCATCATGTGTCCCCAAACCAAGATGCTGCACCGTAGGTTAAGTCATTATAAGCGCTTCCAAGGCTAAACATTGCCATATCAGTGGTACTTGTTGTTGGGTTTGATTGACCACCATGTACGCCTATAATCCTATTGCCACTATCATTGAGCCGTCCAGCCTGACCCACTATACAATAATCAGCGTTAGCAAAGTTATTGCTAAAGGTTTTGCGAGATATTCCCACTCCCAGATCGGTAAGGCTGCTTACATTAAAGCTATCCACAATAGCAGCAGTGCCAGACATATTCCATCTTGCCCAAGCCCTTGCGACAGCAAACTTACCGCCGCCCGATGTCGATTCTTCGATGTCGTTTACTTTTAGTGTACTCATTTATACCACCGTCCATGTTTCGCCTGAGCCAACTGTTACAGTGACACCGCTGTTGACTGTGATTGGCCCTGCACTCATTGCGTTCTTACCATTTGTGATTGTGTAGTTGGATGTAACATTCTGGTCGTTCTCGTAGAAGATGCCATTGGCGGCACCCGCTGCGATACCTGTCAACTGAGAGCCATCACCTGTGTAGCTAGTGGCTGCTACTGTGCCTGTGACTGTGACACCTGTGCTGCTTGTACGTATCTTTTCAGCGCCGTTGTGAGTTAGGTAGGCAGAGCCATTGAAGTCATAGTAGAAACCCCAATCATTGTTTACATCATCGTACAGACCCATGCGTGAGCTGTTGTCATGCATGAACACAGCACGACCACCAATGCTATAGCCTTCCCAGTTATTATGCGCTCCACCGTCAATCTGAATAGAGCCGTAATGGCCAGTGACAGGCTGGAAGTAGCCGTTGCCTGTGTCGCCTAGACGTACACCTGTGGAGTTGACTGTGACCTCAGATTGACCACCTGCTATGATCGTAACCGTATCAGTGCCAAAAGTCACATTAGTGTTGGTGTCGCCCTGATGCCTAATCCCTGAGCCAGCTTCAATCCAACCATCTGCTCTAAAGTTGCCTGGCGTAAAAATGCCATTACCAAACTCACTTGCATTATTAAGACGCAGATAGCCATCGTTGTAGTCTGCACTCAAAGCTATTCTACCGTTGAACGCAACGCCACGGTTATCCTCTAGTGTGTTACCAGAGAAATTAAGGGCATCTCTGGCATAACTAGATAAAGTTATTACTCCACTTGCTGTTTGGTTGGCATCATTGCGTAAGAAGCTGCTGCCGTGAACGCCATCAACAGTGTCAGCATCTAGGCCACTACCAGAGCCATCATTGCCAGCGTGCCATAATCTGTGGTAAACGTTAGCCCCCATAGACCAGCCGCCAACAGCAAAGTCATTGATGTCGCCCTTTAAGCCAAAATATGCAGCATAATCGCCAGAAACATGAAACTGCATGAAAGCATCAGCACCAGAGGTATCTTGATATACTTCAAGAGCTGCTTGATCGCCAGTACCTGTTTCAAGAGTGTCGTTTGATTGAAAGCTTAAAGCGTTCCCACCTACACCTGTCCATATATAGCCTGTGTTCTTGGCTACATAGCTACCTAGACTACTAGCAGCCGCATAGTA